TAACGCCGCCACCCCGCTCGAACCGTTTTACGTGCGATGGCAGCTCCTGCATAACCTTACGCACCCTGCAGTAAGTGTGGTCCCCCATGTTAATATGAACTCCGTAGTTGAGTTCCTTGCGTACGAGCGGGATGTCCTTGCGGATGGCTATGAGGGCGTGATGCTTCGTGGACGCTTTGGCCGCTACAAGCATGGGCGCGCCTCCCACAACGAGCAACTGCTTTGGAAGTGGAAGCGCTTTACTGACGGGGAGGCCGTTGTAGAAGCTATCGAAGAAGGGGAGCACAATGTCAATGTCCCCACGCTTGATGCGCTTGGCTACGCAGTTAGATCCAAGCATCAGGATGGCATGAAGCCAAACGGACAAGTCGGAACCATTATGGGCCGAGACTGTGTATCTAACACAATTATCCCCATTTCCCCGGGACGTATGTCTCAGGATATGCGTCAGCATTACTGGCACAATCAAAAAGAACTGATCGGCAGGATTGTCAAATACAAGTCTTTTGACTACGGCCTCAAAGAAGCGTCACGCTTTGTGACGTTCCAATCGTTCCGTGATGCATCGGATATGACATGATTACCTTAGCACTGGCTTTGTACCTAGATATTCTCGGTACTATTTGGGGCGTGACCGCGCATAGCTTTGACGTAGGCCCCGGTGGTACCACGTACGTGTGGGTTACCGTAGACGCAGATCCACGCCGTGTCTTGCATGTCCCGCTCACAAGTTTGAAAACGTAACAATTGTAACGCAGTATTCCTTTGGGGGTAAAAGTGCGCTATAATAGACTCGTAGCATTTGCTACGCACTAGGAATTAATCATGGAACTAGGTCCTGCGATCGACATGCTATACGAAACCCGAGCGCAACGCTTGGCGCTCACAAAAGAAGTAGATGAGCTCAAAGCTCACGAGTCAGTTCTTAAAGAAGAGCTGCTTACCTTGCTGCACGAGATTGGCCTTGAAAAAGCATCTGGCCAAAAAGCTACTGTCGGCGTTCGCCGTCTGACAGTTCCCATTATCACCGACTGGGAGGAAATCCACAAGTACATTAAAGAAAACGATCGGTTCGACCTCATTCAAAAGCGTCTGTCGGCCCCCGCCTGGCGCGAACTGAAAGAGCAAAATGTCCTGGTACCCGGCACTGAAGCTGGTACCGATGTTGAATTGTCACTTACAAAGAGCACACGATGAGCACTGAACTTACCACCCTGCAAGAACGCCTTGCCCTTCAACTCGAAAAGCAAGCCGCCGCAGCGCAAGCTATGCGGACGTCCGGAAGCTACATCAGCTTCAAGAATGCGCAACTGAAAGTCGACGGGCAGCCTGTCCCAAACAACACCGCAGACATACGTGTCTTGGCCGCTATCGGCGAGCGTTCGTACTACGACGGCCCGTTTGATGCTGACAAAGCACAAGTCCCGACGTGCTACGCGCTGGATAGCGACACACCGCATCCTGAGGCAGCTGACCCGCAATCAGCAGACTGCGCATCTTGTGAGCATAACAAGTGGGGTTCCGCACTTGACGCTCGCGGAAATCCGGGCCGCGGCAAAGCCTGTCGTGAAGGCGCACGAGTTATTATTGTGCCGGCAAATGTACCTTTGAAGTCTGCGCCAATGTATACGGCAAAAATTCCCGTGACTTCCCTTGCTGCAGTGCAAAACTTCTCTTCGCGTTGCCAACAAGCGCAAAAGCTCAGCGGCGAGTTTATCACCACCCTCTCGGTGAGCGAAGACAAGAAAAGCTTTTTCAAAGTCCATTTGGTAATCAAAGAAATTACCAACGATATGGACCTGAACCTGCTGCTTGATCGTCAAGATGCGGCAATGCAGTTGGCCCTGCAGCCCTACCCTAGCTTAGACAACTAGTATGACAGCGAAAATAACTGATTACAAGCAGTATTTCCAAGACCGTTCGAAGCTAAACGCGAACGGTTGTTGGATTTGGCAAGGCTGTAAGTTCAACACCGGATATGGCTACATGAAATACCAAATGCAGTCAGGAAAACTTGCCCATCGCATTTGCTACGAAGTATTCAAGGGGCCTATCCCAAAAGGTTTGCTTGTATGCCATTCTTGTGATGTGCTTACATGCATAAATCCAGAACATCTCGTAGCTAGAACGCGGGCAGACAATCTTGCTGGAATGGTTACGCGTGGGCGTTCGAAGTCAGGTAAATTTGCGCTTTGGTCATACCCTTCCCTAGACAACTAATACCTCTCGCAGAGGCCTTAGCCGGGGTCTTCGGGCCTCGGCCTTTTTTCATTGGAGGTTAGATGTTAGTAGCACTTGACTTTGAATCTGACGCAATCGAGAATCGCCCAAAGTACCCACCTACACCGGCGGGGCTGGCGGTTTACAAAGACGGAGAGCAGGCTTACTATCTTGCGTGGGGCCACCCCACAAAGAATAACTGTACTCAAGCACACGGTACACGAATCCTTAAGTCTATCTTGGAGAATCCAGATAACGAGCTCATCTTCCATAATGCCCCCTTCGATTGCTCCATCATCGAAGAAAAACTCGGTCTCACAGTACCATGGGAACGAGTGCATGACACCATGCTCCTCGCGTTTCTTGCTGATCCATTCGGTGAGTTGTCACTTAAGCCCCTTTCAGAGAAACTACTTGGCCTCCCTCCGGATGAGCAGGATGCAGTACACGAATGGCTTGTTAAGTCTGGAGTTTGTAGAGCCAACGACAAAGCTTGGGGTGCACATATTGCCAAGGCACCTGGTGACTTGGTCGGAACGTACGCAGTCGGCGACGTTGTAAGAACTATGGGCCTGTACAAGCACTTTATGCTGGAGATGACATGAATCAAATGGACGCGTACCGGCGAGAAGTGCGGCTCATGCCGCATATCCTCAAAATGGAACAACGCGGAGTAAATCTCGATGGAGAAGCCCTCAAATACGACACCGACAAGTACTGGGGGAAACTTGACGAGCTCGACCAGAGCATCTGCACGATCCTCGGAAGAGAGGTGGACGTTGACAGCGGAGCACAGCTGGCAGACGCAATTGAAGCTAAAGGTCTTTCTAAAGGCTTCGCAACCACGCCGACAGGTCTTAGAAGCACGGCGAAAGAAAGCCTTATCAATGCCATTGCTGATGATGCTCTCCTGGGCCACCTTCTTCTGCGGGGCAGCATTGCTACTTGCCTTCGTACATTCATGCAGCCCTGGCTAGTGCAGTACGAACAGCATGGCCGCCTGTACATGAAGTGGAACCAGATCCGAAACTACTCTGACACCGGGGCGCGAACGGGGCGAATCAGCAGCTCCCCCAATCTTCAGAACATCCCTGTTGAATGGGAGGAGCTGAAGACGCAGCTTCGCAAGATAAACTACGACATACCTGATGACCTCCTCCCGCAAGTGCGCAGGTACATCATCCCGGATTCCGGCATGATCTTTGTGGGCCGAGACTACTCTGCTCAAGAGATGAAGCTTCTTGCGCATTTCACAAACGGAGCGCTCCTTGAAGCCCTCAAAGCCGACCCCGGAAAAGACATTCACCAAATCGCAGCTGGAATTGCTGGCATTACTCGTAAAGTTGCAAAGACACTCGGGTTTGCAGTTCTCTATGGAGCCGGAGTGGGAAGAGTCGCTGAGACTCTTGGAATTGGAGTTAGCGAAGCTAAAACTATCAAAGAACGTTACCTTGCCGCCCTCCCCGAAATTAAGTCCTTCCAAAGTGAGCTCAACCTCATTGGAAAGCAGCGTTCTTACACGGAGACACTGGGGGGACGGCGTTACTATGCGCAAAAGCCGAGTGTAATCAAAGGCGTGTTCAAGTCGTTTGAGTACAAGCTTCCGAACTACAAAATTCAAGGTTCGGCGGCTGACCAGACGAAGGAAGCCATGATCCGTTACGCTGAAGAAACGACGAGCGGAGAGCTTGTGCTGAGTGTGCATGACCAACTTGTAGCACAATGTCCGATTGCAGACGTAGAAGCTGAGCGGGCTAATCTTGCGTGGGCAGTAAACGGTAGCTTCCAAGACATCCTTCGTTATGAAGTTCGTAGCGATGAAAGCGTGGGGGTGAACTTCGCAGTACTCAAATGAGCAGAACACCGCTAGGCCGTCAAACTCGTAACTTTTGGGAGAAGAAAATGGAAGCACAAACCACTAAGTTCAAAGATCCATGGGGATTCAGTAAGTGGGACAGCTTCAACGGCTGCCCTGCCAAGTTCAAGTATACCTTCGTCGAGAAACGCAAAGAAGGTAACGCATCGTCCCCCGCCATGGAGCGAGGAAGCAAGATGCATGACAACATCGAGTCCTACCTCAATGGCTGGGCAAAAGACCTTATTAAGGATAACGAAGGCTTCCGTGAAGCGTTTGATGCTTTGAAGCTCAAGGACTACCACGCTGAACAAGCAATGGGTATCGACAAAGACTGGAATCACCTTCCGGACTGGTTCGACAAGCGCACGTGGCTGCGAGTGAAGATGGACGCGTACTTTGTAGAAGACAACAAAGGCACAGCCATTGACTTCAAGTCCGGTAAGTACCGCGTCCCCTCCGTGGAGCAAGTTGAGCTCTACGCTATTGCCCTTCACGCAAAGATTCCGACCCTGACCGAGGTCACCGCGGAGTTCTGGTATCTTGATACCGGCGAAATCTACGACCGCACGTACACTCCGGAGCAGCTTCTGCAGCTTCGTAAGAAGTACGAGGGTTACGCGACTCGAATGTACAACGAAGTCTTATTTACTCCCTCCCCTTCGAATGGGTGTCGCTGGTGCGCGTTTAGCAAAACGAAAGGGGGCCCATGCAAATACTAGAGTCTAAGATTGAGCGGCAATGCAAGCTGCTAGCAAAGGAGCACGGATGTCTACTGTTGAAACTCGTCGGGCAGCGTGGCTCGCCAGACAGACTTTTAGTATGCCCCAACGGGTCGATGATGTTCCTGGAGTTCAAGAGACCCGGCGGGAGCCTATCACCCCTCCAGAGCCATACATTCGACGTACTACGCTCGATGAATGTCTCAGTGGAGGAAGTGGACAACCAGATCTTGTTTCTGGCTTTGCTGCAAAGCCGTGGAGTCCCCATGAGTACCAAGAAAGAGGTGTCGAGTGGTTAGCCACACGCCCCGCCGGAGCCCTGTTCCTTCCTCCGGGGATGGGGAAGAGCTCGATCAGTTTAGCAGCATTCCTTTTAGTCAGGAAACTGTTAGGGCGTCGGGCAAGGATGCTCCTCCTGGCGC